GGCACAACATTTACTGGAGCAATCGATGCTAACGGTGGAGCAAGCATAGACAATATACAAATTGGTGTCACTGGAGACAATGAAATAGACACTGCATCAGGTAATCTTACTATAGACTCAGCAGGTGGAACAGTCACAGTTGACGATATCTTGAGTGTTTCAGGTAACGCATCATTTGATGCTAACGTAACACTAGGAAACGCCACAGGTGATACCATAACTCCAACTGGTAGATTCAATGCTGATATAGTCCCTGCATCCGACGGAGCTGTTGATTTAGGAACGTCATCTCTTGAGTTCCAAGATCTGCACCTTGATGGTACAGCAAACATCGACAGTCTTGCTGCTGATACTGCTGCCATTGGTGATCTAACATCAGGTAGAGTCGTACTAGCAGGTTCATCAGGAGAATTAGAGGACAGTGGTAATCTTACATTCGACGGTTCAACTCTTGCTGTTACTGGTGCTGCTACCGTATCAACAACATTTGATGTTGATGGAGCAACGACACTAGACGGACTAACAGTTGCAGAAGCAGCAACCTTCGACGTGGGTGTTACCATAACTGGTGCACTTGATGCTAACGGTGGAGCAAGTATAGACAATGTGCAGATTGGTGTAACAGGTGATAACGAAATCGATACTTCCACAGGTAATCTTACCATAGACTCTGCAGGTGGTACTACAACTATTGATGACAACGCCACAGTCACAGGTAACCTTACAGTTACAGGTAACTTGCAAATTGACGGGTCTACAACCACAGTCAATACTGCAACCATGACAATTGAGGACAAGAACGTAGTTCTTGGTGTTGGTGCAGCAAACGATGCTGCTGCTGACGGTGGTGGTCTTACATTGACATCAGGTGATGGTAATAAAACATTCAACTGGGTTGACTCAACTGACTCATGGACATCATCAGAGCACTTAGATTTAGCATCTGGAAAAGGATACAAACTAAACAGCACAACAGTATTGAGTGGAACAACATTAGGATCTAGTATTGTAACATCATCACTTACTGCTCTTGGTACCATATCAACAGGTGTATGGAATGGTACTGCAATCGGTAACGATTACATTGCAACTATCACGTCACCTGGCAAGATTGCATTGAGTTCATTAGAGATTGATGGTGGTACAGATATTGGTGCTGCATTAGCAGACGCTGACTTACTAATCGTAGATGATGGTGCAGGTGGTACAAACAGAAAGACTGCTGCATCAAGAGTTCCAGTATATGTCTTTAGTAAGGTATCAGGAGATGTTCTTATCGATGCAGCAGGTGCTGCTACGATTCAGGCAAACTCAGTTGCCCTATCAACTGACACCACAGGTAATTACGTTGCTGCAGGTGCAGTATCAGGTAGTGGATTATCTGGTTCAGCAGGTGCAGAGGGTGCTACATTTACTGTAACATCCAATGCAACTGATGCCAATACAGCAAGCACAATCGTATTCAGAGATGGGTCAGGAGATTTTGCTGCTGGAACAATCACAGCAACACTAACAGGAACGGCAACGAACGCCACTCATGTCACAGTCGCTGATAATGAGAACACAAACGAGAACAACCTAATTCCATTCATTGAAGATGCTTCTGCAACTGGTAATGTTGGATTAGAATCTGATGGAGATTTCTCTTACAATCCCTCAACAGGAAAAGTAACCGCTACTGGATTCGTTGGAACTCTTACTGGTAATGTGACAGGTAATGCTGACACTGCAACAGAGGGCACAAACGTAACTGTCACTGCTAATAATACTGCAAACGAGACAGTATATCCAGTATTTGTAGATGGTGCCACTGGAACTCAAGGTTGTGAAACAGACACAGGTCTAAATTATAATCCATCAACAAATACATTGGTGGCAGGTACATTTAGTGGTGGTCTATCTGGTACAGCAACAAACGCTGCACTTCTTGATTCATTAGATAGTTCACAATTCTTGAGATCAGACACTGCAGACGCTATGACTGCAACACTGACTGCTTATGCAATTACACCTGCAGCAGACTCAACTTATGACTTGGGTACAAACTCAGTCAGATGGGCAAACGTATACGCTGATGACGTAAGAACAGGTGACCTTCACTTATCTAACGAGCATCGTGGGGGAAACAATGTCGATGGGTCATGGGGTCACTACCAAATCCAAGAGGGTGAGGACGATCTATTCATTATGAACAAGAGAAGTGGTAAGAAATTCCGCTTCGTATTGGAACAAGTATAAAACTTATAAATAACCAAGAAGGAGATTAGTAATCAATGGCTTTTCACGGTAATGCAGCTAATGCGAACGTAACTACCGATGTGTCACAGGGTACTTATGGTTCTGGTAATGCAATACCAGTAATAACCATAGATTCAAGTGGCAGACTTGATGCGATAAACACATCATCAGTTACATATTCCACACTGAACGCAGGTGCGACAGTAGGTTCAGTTGGGAGTTATGCTTTTATGCAACAATCGAGTGGTAACACTCAATATGCACCAGGTGACACACTAGCAGGTTCTAGTCTTAGATACTCAGACGCAACTGGTCGTGTTCATAGTGATACACCTTCAGGTAACTGGAGATGTATGGGTTATGACTCAGGTGCAGCACTGACAAACTCAGGCACAGTCGGTGGTTCTGCTGCTGGTAACGCTGCGTTGTCAGGTGGTAATGTTCAGGGTAACGTTACAGGTACTGTATCAGGTAACATTCAAGGTGATGTTTCACTATCATCAGGTAATGTTCAAGGTAACAAGAACGTAAACGTTTCTGGTAACATACAGGGTGGTAAAGGTGGATCCTTCAACGTCACACCATCTGTTGATACTGACGAATTATCAGTTGCAGGTAACGTCGCAACTGACGATCTTAGTATTACTGGTAACACAGGAACCATAGATACTGACGAATTATCAGTTGCAGGTAACGTTGCAGTCAACGTGAACCTCGGTTCTATTACAGTCAACACAACTGTAGCATACTCATCAACCCTTTGGTTACGTTATTCCTAAAAAACAATGGCAGACACAAGTTACGAAGTAGCAAGAGCAAGGAACCCAAAGTGGGCAAATCCTGAGAAGAATATGATCGACATGGAGGTAGACTTCTCTCCATTAGACGAGGAGTGGTTAGCATATACTGCATCCCCTACAGATTCAACAGTCGAGCACTCAAGATATTTGTATACACAAGCAATAAACGGAGCATATGGAGATATAGGAGATTACGTTCATCATCAGTTATGGACACCATGGTTTGAAGATAAGACAGAAGTATCAAACGAGGGTCTAGTTCAATTATTACTTGAGAAGGGTATATTGACAGATGCAGAGGTAGATACTATACTTGTAGAGAAAACAGAATTCCAAGGATTCTCTAGACCTGCGACTGACGCACAATCACATAATGGAGGAGCATACTTCGGTTCTACATAGTATACTTGTTATTATATAATGTACGCTGACAAATCTGATAAGTGGCATCACACAATGGCGAGGTATTTGGGTCTATCACCCGATACCTCGTTTTTATTTGGAATTTTACCTGGTTTATGTCGTGAGGCAATAGGTAGATACGATCACATGTACACTAAGAAAGAGTGTTTCAATAGCGATAAGATTTATGCATGGTCAAAACATCATGCTGACAAAATAAATTCTGCAAAATTTACAAGAACTAAGGCATATTATGGCACAGCACCATTCATGTGGGAACTTGGACGGGTTGCCAGCAAACATGAGTTCAAACCAGAAGGATCATTATTCTTCTTACCAAGAGATGATCAAGTTACTATAAGAGAAGATGAGTTTGAGTCAGTGCAGAGAGTTATAGATTCAGCACCTCGTCCTATTACATTTTTCCTACCTTGGCGGAACTGTGATATATGGAAACACTGGGATAAATTGATGATAAGTGACGGTAAATTTGTCCAGATGGCAGACCCAGTTACAAGACAAGAGACATTATCGTATAATATTCTAAAACATGAGCATGTTTATACTCCTTGGCCTGGCACCGATGTTTATTATGCAGAGTTTTTAAATAAGCAAGTTCATGTATATGATAGGTTAGAACAATATCGCACTAAAAGTAAAGATGAGATGGATAGAGAGAGAACACATGTCATACATTATTTGAAATGGGGTTATAACTGGTTGACTGAAGATCAAAGAACTTTCTTTGAGTGGACAAAAAATTGGCATGAGATTGATAAATCTGTAAGACAAAATCTTACATTACAAATATTAGGATTAGATGTACTCAAATCACCAGAGGAATTACATGATGATCTATCATATTATGGATACTTAGAAAACACACAAAAATTCACTCTGAATGAAGAGTATCAGAGATCATATGAGTGGTTAGAATCTAGTCTTGAAAAAATTCATGGTCAGACATTGCACGATCATCCACATATATCACTGCTCTAGGTTTACCAAAATATAATTTGTGGTACTTGACACCCCACTTAGTGAGTTGTGCTTCAGTTCTTTCTCTACAATAATTATCTGCTTCTTTCTGTGCTGCTGTAATATCTTCATGCATGGCAGTGCTTCGTATAAATCCTCGTGCAGTCATAAGATATATGGTTGCCCCCTCGTCATATAATTCGTTTACTTTTTCTATGCGACTAGGGACAGGCACTGCTTCCCATGGTGTTCCTTCGTGTGGTTCAGTCAACGTACCATCAATATCAATACAATAGATGTTCGTTACCCGATCAGTGATGTCGTCAAACTTCTCAACTAGAGGTGCGATATTCGAGTTCATTTTCAAGATAGTGAATTGCTTTTTTTAGGTCTGCGATGTCGTCATCTTTATGACCTGCTCTGCAGACATATTTGATAACATTTCCAAGATGGAAGTCAAGTTCCTGTTCACGTATAAAATCCCATACTTGTGTTTTACCTCGTTTATAATATTGAGGTCCTCTTTCAGATGATGTCATGATATGTGTGGTAAGTTTGGTAATTCAACACCCGTAGACTCTAACAATCTGTATATATTCCACAAGGCATTGCACTCAAACTCATGATAAGTTCGTGCAGGTATCACAAGAGTATCTAATGTATCATGTTGAACTGGAGCAATAAGAAATATATCTGTCGTACCCTTCACAATTTCTTGTTTTATATTCATCAAAGCATCTGATACACCAGATTTACTTCTACATGTTATGCCTATGATAAGATCGGCATGTGTACCATACTCTTCTACCCATGATTTTTTCCAATCACCATCACCACCAAGAGCAGTGGTATTGACAGAATCAGGAGCAAAACAAAATTTACCAGTATAACGAAATATATCTGATGCCATATGTTGAGCAACAGCGAGGTTGCCACCATTACCCAATAAGGCAATAGTCTTTGCTTTATATATTTTTGATGGAAAATGTCGTAGGTCTACATCAAGCATAGTACTCTATCAATAAGATTAGGTAAGAATTTGTGTCTGTATTCGGGCATACTATCTAGGACAGTTTTATCGTGGTCTTTTGCAACATCTTGTATAGGTAACCACCTATCAAGATCAAAATAGTCTTCATACTTGTCTTTATCCAAATTGAATACCTTGTATGGTATGCAATTATATTCTAGCATGCTACAGATAGAATGGAAACACTTTTTATGTGATTTTATTCTTCTCACACATTCTTCAACATAAAAATCCTGACCATTTTTCCAATGCCTGTCGCCCAGACTACCAGCGAGAATATTTTTTACCATACTCTCATAATTTTCTTTATATGGTACTATATTTACCTTTGATCGTAATACTTCTATGATCTCATTCACATTTTGTGGTGGGTGCTGCGGTTGTTTATCACCGAACTGCTGCAGTAATTTTTCATCCCCAAAATGATTACCATTATAACCTAATAGTATTTGTGGTACGTTGATAAGATCACATTCTAATACTTCAGGTGTACACTCATAGAATGATGTCACATCCTTATCAATATATTTCTTACCCCAATATGTCAAATTATAATCTCCTCTATCTGTTTTGAAAGGAGACTCAAAACACCACTCATGACCTTCAGGTGGGAAACAAGAACTCTTTATTTTATCATAAGTTCTAAAATCTCTGTAAGACATATGTGTTTGTAGTTTTCTATCTTGTTGGTAATACCATTTCTTGAAATACACCTCACCAATAGGTATATGTAATATGGCATAGACAGGGTGTGAGTGATTATGCACTGCCATGCTTTTATGATTGTGAAAGAAATTACATGCTAACTCCCATCCACCAGTCTTACCATAATTCCAATATGTGTACTTATTCAAAATATTTTTTCACCTGCTGCATGACCTGCTCGCTGCTGGTGGTAAACAATTTGTCACTACTATCTCTTGGTAGTATTATATCAAGATCAAATGTTTTTTTATAATCACCTGAATCT